TATGCACCGTTTAAACGAAAAAGTGTTTAAGGAAAGCGACACTATTGTTTGCCTGACGGTTCTAAAGTGCCCAGCGTTACTACCATCCTAGATCGCACCAAGCCTGAGGAAAAACGTCAAGCTCTTGCTAACTGGAAAAAGAGAGTAGGCGAAGTCAAGGCGCAAGAAATTACCACAGAAGCAGCCAGCCGAGGCACACGAATGCATGCTTATCTTGAGCACTATGCATTGCAAACAGATATGAAGCCCTTGCCTGGTAATCCCTTTGCTCATCCCAGTTGGTTCATGGCCGCAGAAGTTATTCTACAAGGCTTGTGCAATGTGGATGAATTTTGGGGAGTAGAAGTTCCTGTGTACTACAGTGGGCTTTACGCTGGCACAACAGACTGCCTTGGTATTTGGAAAGGGCAACCTGCAATTATTGATTTTAAGCAAACAAACAAGCCCAAAAAACGTGAGTGGATTGACGACTATTTTATTCAACTTGCAGCCTATGCAGCCGCACACAATCACACTCATGGCACAGACATAAAAACAGGGGTGATCATGATGGCCATGCAGCCAGCTGAGTTACCCGACGGATCACTGGATAAACCTGTGTATACAGAGTATGTGATCAAAGACGATGAATTTGCACACTGGCATAACGAGTGGCTCAAACGGGTTGAAATGTATTACTTGGTCAGCTAAATACTGACAAATAGAGGAATTCCAAGTGGCTATAGTACAAATCTCCCAGATTACGCAAAGAAAAGGGTACTCCGAAGACCTGCCGCAGTTGGCCGGCGCTGAATTGGGCTGGTGCCTAGACACACGCCAGCTATTCATTGGTAACGGTACCTTACAAGATGGTGCCCCGGTTATTGGCAACACCGAGGTACTGACTGAATTCTCAGACATCACAGTTCTCACCAATTACACCTACAAAGACATAGCAGTGGGATACGAGGCTCAAACCGGCGAGTCACCATCAAGCCCGATTGTGCGTACACTACAAGCCACGCTGGATGACTATGCTAGTGTGCGAGATTTTGGTGCTATTGGTGACGGACTAGCTGATGACACTGCGGCAATCAACCGAGCCTTGTTTCAATTGTATTGCCGAGAGACCAATACGCAGATTCGTCGAAGTTTGTTTTTCCCAGCCGGTACTTATAGAACCAGTTCACCCATTGTAATTCCTACCTATGCCAAACTAATTGGTGAAGGCGCCGACTGTTCAATCATTTATTTAGACACACAAGACAGCAGTGTACCTGCGTATGTGGCACAGTATGGTGATAGTTTACAACAGACTGGGGTAAACATTGGCACCAACGGAGCAACGCCGCCAAAGCACATTGAGATAAATTCAATGACTTTTCAATCAGCTGAATCAACTGATGTTTTCCTAGTTGATCGCGCATCGCAGTGTTGGTTTGACAGTGTGTATTTTGTTGGTGCCTTGTCCTTGACAGACGTTGAGAACTCAGGAATTACCCCATTACCAAACAATGCTGCGGTGAGATTCGCCAGCGACGGAGTGTTAACCTGTACTGACATTACATTTGACAAATGCGGATTTACTAATACCACTTATGCATTTAACACCACCGCAGGCATGTACGGAATCACTGTGTCCAACAGTTTGTTTAACATATTATATCAAGGCATTGTACTAGACGTCAACCCCAGCAACTTCCGTGCACTACACAATGTGTTTGACAATATCTACGCAGAAGCAATTTCATATGGAGATATCAATCTCAACGTGTCGGCGTATAATGCGTTTAACAATGTAGGCTTTGGTATCAGCAACACTGGTCCAATATCACCGGTTATTACCTTTAACAATGACAACAATGTGTCGGTGCATGACTTGTTCACTAGATCAGATGCAGATGCCTACACAATCCCCCGAATAGAAATTATTACAGCTGGGCAGACCATGTCGGGTGGCACTCAGTTGCAGATGGGAGCATACACTAGAGAAACAGGTAAAACAGTCACATTGGTCAACAACGTGGTCAATCAGACTATTTTATCTGTTAATCAATTGTATACCAAGGCGTTTCAAATGCAGTACTCTATTCAACGCGACAGCAATATTCGTTACGGTATTTTGACCGTGACCGGCAACGGTGGTAATTACAACGACGACTATACTGAAAATTCTAGCACCGGCATCACTTTGTCGGCTACACAAGCTGGAAATCAGATATCGGTGTTGTTTACATCATCTAACACTGGTGTAGACGGAACTTTAACTTACTCTATTTCACACCTATCCTAATGTGGCCAAACACGTTTGAAGAACAGTTGGCAGATTGGCACCAACTGCGTACTAATCTTGCCACCGCTGACATTGCAACTCAAGTGGCAGTGATCAATGACTGGTGGTTTCGCGTACCAATAGTTGCTAGACATTTAAAATGGGACGAGGTCAAAAACTGGCCCGGCCCCTGGGATCTATTGGCCGACAACACCTATTGTGAGCTTGCTCGCGGGCTTGGAATGCTGTATACTATGTTGATGATTAACAACCTAACAGACATACACGCATCACTTGTTCAAACAAAAACTGATAATTTAGTCCTAATTGAACATGGGAAATATATAATGAATTGGGCACCCAGGGTAGTGTTAAATATCGAATCCACACAACTCACCATCCAACGCCAGCTGGATAGTTCAATTTTACATCAACATCTAGGCTGAATAAATGACACAAACACAAGTACAAAAACGCAACGGCAATCGCGAGCCATTAAACATTGAAAAATTACATAAAGTGGTATTTTGGGCCACACAAGGAATCACAGGAGTATCAGCATCTGAAGTTGAAATCAAAAGCCAACTGCAATTTTATAATGGTATCCCAACTGCAAACATTCAAGAGACCTTGATCAAAAGTGCAGCTGATCTAATCAGCGAGGATACTCCAAATTATCAGTATGTTGCTGGCCGCTTGATTTGCTATCACATACGCAAACAAGTGTACAACACATTCACTCCATGCCATTTGCATGAACTGGTCAAGCTCAATGTTGAGCGTGGGTTCTACGATGCTGAACTATTGACCACTTACTCAGCAGACGAGTGGGATCGCATCAATAGTTTTGTACGCCACGAACGTGACGAAAATCTTACCTATGCTGCCATGGAACAATTCCGTGGCAAGTACCTGGTGCAAAATCGTGTTACCAAAACCATATACGAAACCCCACAAGTGGCGTATGTGTTGATTGCTGCCACATTGTTCAGTAAGTATCCAGCCAGCACCCGCTTGGCCTACGTCAGAGACTATTACGATGCAATTAGCACACATCAAATCAGTTTACCAACTCCAGTCATGGCAGGTGTGCGAACTCCGCAACGTCAATTCAGTTCATGTGTGTTGATTGAAACTGGTGATAGCCTAGACAGCATCAATGCCACAACTTCTAGCATTGTCAAGTATGTGAGCCAAAAAGCCGGCATTGGCATCGGGGGCGGGCGCATCCGAGCACTTGGAAGTCCCATACGCAACGGCGATGCTTATCACACTGGCGTGGTTCCTTTTTACAAGATGTTCCAAGCCGCCACTCGTAGTTGCAGTCAGGGTGGGGTTCGTAACGGTGCTGCCACCATGTATTATCCCATATGGCACCTTGAAGTTGAAGACTTGATGGTGTTAAAAAACAACAAAGGTACAGAAGCTACTCGTGTGCGCCACATGGATTACGGTGTGCAGTTCAACAAGTTAATGTACGAACGCTTGCTGTCAGGTGGAGATATCACATTGTTCAGCCCACATGATGTGCCAGAAATGTACGAAGCATTTTTTAACGATCAAGATCGATTCCGTGAATTGTACGAGTCAGCTGAACGCAGTACCAAGCTAAGAAAGAAAAAACTCAAGGCAATTGATCTGTTTACTACTTTCATGCAAGAGCGCAAGGATACCGGACGAGTATATTTACAAAACGTTGATCATGCCAACACTCACAGCAGCTTCAAGTCTGATTTGGCACCAGTTAAAATGAGCAATCTCTGCTGTGAAATCACACTGCCAACCAAGCCGTTAAATGATGTCAATGACACCGATGGTGAAATTGCATTGTGTACTCTTAGTGCATTGAATTGGGGTGTGTTTCGTAATCCCGAGGACATGCAAAAGGCCTGCAATCTAGCAGTGCGCGGTCTTGATGCACTGTTGAGTTATCAACATTATCCAATTCTGGCAGCACAGATGGCCACCGAAGCACGTAGGCCACTTGGCGTTGGTATTATTAACTTTGCTTACTGGTTGGCCAAGCATGATCTAAGTTACAGCAATCCTGCATCTCTAGCTGAAGTAGATCGTTGGGCCCAGCACTGGAGTTATTATTTGATCAAGGCCAGTGCTGACCTGGCAGCAGAATTTGGTGCATGTCCCAAGAGCAACGAAACAAAATATCATGATGGCGTGTTGCCAGTTGACACGTACAAGCAAGAAGTTGATGAGTTGTTACCGCATACTGATTGTGTGGATTGGGAAGGTCTCCGCGAACAATTGCGCCGAACAGGGATTCGAAACAGCACACTAATGGCTCTGATGCCAGCTGAGACCAGCGCACAAATTAGCAACAGTACCAATGGTATCGAGCCTCCCCGTAGCTATGTATCAATCAAACAAAGCAAGGATGGTGTGTTAAAACAAGTGGTGCCAGAGTATAGAAGACTAAAAAACAAGTACGAGTTGTTGTGGGATCAAAAAAGCCCCGAAGGCTACTTGAACATCATGGCAATTTTGCAAAAATATATCGACCAGGGCATCAGCGTAAACACCAGCTACAATCCTCAATTCTACGAGGATGAAAAGATACCAATGAGTGAAATGCTAAAGCACGTGATTACTTTTTACAAATACGGTGGCAAACAGTTGTATTACTTTAACACATATGATGGACAGGGCGAGATTGACATTGATCGCATGACTGGTCGCGCTGTTCTATCAGAATCAGTTGATAACACTCTGGCAGATGATGCAGACTGTGACAGTTGCAAGATTTAAGAAAGATAAAAATGAGCACATTAAATTTACGGAAAAATCGCGATCATACCACCAGTCTTGCTTTCCTTGACCCACAAGGGTCAGTTGGTATGCAACGATTTGACACACTTAAATATCGACAATTTGACAAACTGACTGACAAGCAGTTGGGGTTTTTTTGGCGACCAGAAGAAGTAGATGTGTTGCGTGATGCCAAGGACTTCAAGGACTTGACAGATTTTGAACAACACATTTTTACCAGCAATCTAAAACGACAGATACTGCTAGACAGTGTTCAAGGCCGCAGTCCCAATTTAGCATTTGGACCACTGGTATCCATACCCGAGTTAGAAACATGGATCACAACATGGACGTTTAACGAAACAATTCATAGTCGTAGTTACACACACATTATTCGCAATGTGTACAGTGACCCAAGCAAAATCTTTGATGAGATGTTGGACATTGAAGAAATTTCAGAGTGTGCCATTGATATCACCAAATATTATGATTCACTAATTGAATCCAGTCTGTGGTATCAAACCTTAGGCGAAGGAACCCACAAGGTCAACGGAAAGGAAATTGTCGTCAACTTGTATGATCTCAAGAAAAAGTTGTGGTTGGCAATAAATTCTGTCAACGCTCTTGAAGGTATAAGATTTTATGTGTCGTTTGCTTGCTCATGGGCATTTGCTGAATTGAAAAAAATGGAAGGCAACGCCAAGATTATCAAATTGATTGCACGTGATGAAAATGTGCACTTGGCTAGTACACAGACACTGATCAAACTATTGCCATCTGATGATCCTGATTTTGCTCGAATCAAGGAAGAAACTCGAGATGAGTTGGTAGCAATGTTCAATGGTGCTGTGGCCCAGGAGAAAAAATGGGCTGAATACTTGTTTAAAGATGGGTCCATGATTGGACTCAACAAACAGTTGTTGTGCGACTACGTGGATTGGATTGCACACAAACGCATGACTGCAATTGGTCTCCCAACCACAGTCAAGACCGGCTCAAACCCATTACCGTGGACAGCCAAATGGATCGCAGGAGCAGATGTACAAGTGGCTCCACAAGAAACAGAAATTTCCAGCTACATCATTGGTGGTACCAAACAAGATGTGGATAGCAATACATTTACAGGATTTAGTTTATAATGTTAACAGTTTACAGTAAAAATAATTGTCCTTTTTGCGTCAAGGCAAAATATCTATTAGATCAAAAAGGCATTGCGTTTGAAGAAATTAAAATTGACGAGGACAGTGATGCTCGTGAATTTATTGTGGGTGCAGGACATCGAACTGTGCCTCAAATTTACAAAGACGGCAAATTATTTGTTGAGGGTGGCTTTGAGGGGTTAAGTAAACTTAGCGTTGATGAACTTCAAGCACGTTTAAACTCTAACTTAGGAACACCATGACACCTGCATGCAATGAAATTTACACTTTCAAACTTATCACTGGCGAAGAAATTGTTGCCAAAATTATAGAACTTCACGACACTTACATGATGATCAAGCAGCCAATTTGCTGTGTTGTTAGTCCACAGGGTCTACAAATGATGCCCAGCTTGTTTAGCTCAAATATTGACAAAACTGTAAGGCTAAATAATTCTAGTTGGGCCATGGTGGCCGAAACTCGTGAGGATGTGGCCAATAGCTATATTCAAGCCACAACAGGAATTGCCGTGGGCAAACAAATATTAACTGGTTAAAATGGCACACCGGTTTGACATTATTTTAAATGGCAAACTCTGTACCTACACCAGGTATGACGATGTACCGCAGGTGTTTGAACACCTGGTTGCATTTTTGCCCGAAATACCCCCTGGACCGCATACTCATGAACAACACGAAGAAATTGATTCGTGGAATAGTAAGTTTGAACAATTATTGGAGAGAGCCACATGCGTCCAGCAGCAAGATTAGGCGATTCGTGCATTCCGCACTGTAGCCCAATGTCTATTATGACAGGGGCAACAACTGTCCTTATCAATGGCAGACCAGCAGCCAGACTTGGTGACAGTGTAACACCTCATCTTCAACCTGCTAGAAGATGTCGTCCTCACACTGCATCTATCATATCCGGCAGTGCAACAGTGTTTATTGAAGGCAGGCCGGCTGCCAGACTTGGAGACAAGTTGCTGATGTGCACAGCCATTGCATCTGGTAGCTTTAATACCTTTATTGGTGGATAACTAGTGTCTGTATTATCTCCAGTTATGACTATTGCAGGGGCCGGCCTCTTGCCTAACCCCCCGGCTGATGTGGGAGTTGCATTGGCCATTCCCACAGCACTTGCCAATGCTGTCAGCGCATACACCAGTGTGCCGATTATTTCGCAATTGCAAGGCATCTGGGGCAAT